TGGGGGAGGGGCCTTTTCTTGTTTCGGGTGATATCATACGGAGCAAACAGCAGATTGGAGTCGGTTCTGAGTGACATTGAAACGCGGAGCCAACCACGAGAACGCATTGTGGCGCGTCAGGCTATAACCACCGTTTAGAATCTAAACTATAAAAACGTTTAGAATCTGAAAACAATAACGAAAAGACGTTGAAACTATAGGGATAAAGCTTAATGCAAGCAGACTTGCTAGACATTTAGAATCTAGCCACCGGCGCTCGCGGCCATGCGGACGCCGGGCCTTTCTCTACTGCGCGCACACGCCGGAATCGTACAATAACTGCCGGTAGTCCTCCAACACCTGGATGGTGACTCCCAATTCCACGGCCATCATCCACGCATCACCGTCGTAGATCTCCTCGGCCATGCCGTAATCCACCGGACTGATCAACGCCCGCGCGGTCTCCCTACGGCAACGGCGCTCGCATTTGATTCCGTATTGGCTGCCGCATCCGGGGTCGTGGTGTCTGGCATGGATGAGCTCGTGGCACAATGTGCAGCGGCGCTGGCGCTGGTTGAGCCAGTCGGCCAATAGGATGAGCCCGTGCCGGTCGTCGTACAGGCCGCATATGTCGCGTGGGAGGCGGTACGACGCTATCGTCAGTCCCATGGATTCCGCGTTCCTACGAAGCTCCGCGATGGTCTTGTTATCCACATTCCTCTCTTCCGAAAGTATTGTTTTTCGAGAAGTACTTTTTCGCTGTCTGTCAAGTTCTATTTGACAGTTGGAGTGTCGTATGTGATATTCGAACTAGCTCATCTACATGTTGTAGAAGGAGTCTTCGGAGTCGTCCTTAACGGGCGGCTCTAGTTTTTTTATTGGATTCTTGTGCTGAATCTGGAGTTATATTCCTTTTCCAGCTTGTCTATGCTCCATTGGCGGTTTACGTAGTACGCGGTTATGAGTACCCAGTAATCCCTTCGTTCTCCTAGAACAACGAGATATTGTTGGTTTGGAAGATATATCTTCACTCGATCCTTGTTCTTGTCGTTTTTTCTCCATACCCAAGGCCGCGTGCATTGGGCGTATCCGCATATTTCGCAGAACGGATGATGCTCCACTACCGGTCTGGGCCAGCTGATGCGTTCGCTGCGTTCGGCATCCGGAAGCCGTGAGCCGGAGTCGTCCTGATTGCATGTGGTCAGATGCATGAAGGCTTCCGGATAGATTCCGTCGTAGGGCATTCTTTTGTAGTGTACGGGTTTCCCGTCGTATTGGAAGGACTCTCTGAACTCGTTCTGGAATACATGGAACAGTCGTTGCTCATACTGCTCCCATGTCTCTCCGTGCTCTTGATTCCAAGGAATCAATCCGGGCAGCCAATGCGGATTCATCTCGCCCTCCATACGAAATAGTTGAACTTGGTCTCCTTCAGCAGTGTGCTCCGGTCTAGTTTGTATCCCGACCGTTGAATGATTCGTTCGATGATTCGGCGCTTCGCCATGCTCTGATGCCGTTCCGGCAGTTTTCGCTGCGAACGGCATACTGCTCCGATGAGTATGTCGGTGAGCTGCATGATCTGTACTTCGTCGGAACGTATCGGCTGGATTTTCTGGATGATTCTGTGATCGTAATCGTACATGTTGTTCGAACAGACATCCCATAATTGGCTGACTCGAAAACTCGAGTGTGTGTCTTTGATGTCGACGAATACGTTATAGCTTTGCCTTGGATCGAAGACGACCTTGAGCATCTCGAAGTACATTTTGTAATACCAGGTGTTGTGGTCCTGATTGTATTTCTCGTGGTCAAGTAGATTCTTGTCCGGGATGAGGAGCGCTCGGAACGATATGTCATCGTCATCGAAGAAGTAGTCCACGAGATCCAGATAGAGCGGCAGCATACGGTCTCGTGCCTTTGCCCATTTCACCTCATTCGTGGCGCATATGCCATGTTTCTGCTTGATTTCTTTGATTCTGACGCATATCTCTTTGCGTTTTCCTTTTGGCACAATGACGGCTCCCAGAGCCATGCTGTTCGAATCATCATGCTCAAGGTGACATGTCTCGTCACAATACAGGTTGTATTCGGTCATTCGTGTTCCTTTCAATTCATCAATCGTCAGGCGTCTCGGCTTCGAGGCGTGCGTTCGGATCCTTGTTTGCGGCCACGTCATAGTCTTCGGGGTGCGCGGCGATACGGTCGATGAGATCATCCGTGAGCTGAGACTCGCGCTCGCGGGCCTCGTAGACACGGGCGGCCTCGATGATCTCGCCGTGGCTCTGTCCGGTGTTTTTCATGGCTTCTTCCAAGCATGCTGATGCTCGTTGATGAAACAGCATGCATAGCGTGACAAATTCTTGAAGCGACGGAGAGCCCATTCGTTCGTGGAAAAGATCATCAAGCCTCGAACGGCTGATGCCCGTCTCTTTTTCCATGGTTCGAAGTGACATGTGGCGTGGATCTTCGTCACGAAGTTCTCTGATGATTTGCATGGAAGCGCGATCCATTTCCGTCCATGCTCTTGGTGTCTTTGCCATAACTACATGCTATTTGTCCTCATTTGGCGACACGCCGTAAACTTCAGCTTGACAAGTGACCTCAAATGAGGACAATAACAGATATGACCTCATTTAAAGACAGAAAGCCGGTGGACATAGCCACGAGCGCAGCAGATGAGCTTCGCAGACTCGCTCGTTATGCGGATCGCTCACAGGAGCAACTTGCATCTGAGATGGGTATCAGCAGACAGGCGATGAACACAAAGCTTAACGGCGGTCCTCTCGACCTAACCGAGTTCGTTGCAATCGCGCTGAGCTTGGGGAGAAATCCAAGCGAAGTTCTTCAGAAGGCTGAGCAATCGGCACTCGCCAAAGCATGAATCGAAAGGAGAATCCGAAATGAGGAAGATGAAGAGATCCGATGTCCGCGAATGGACACCAGGCGAACCTATCGAACGGGTCGACTTCGGCAACGGCTGCACCGGAATGGATAAGAGCATTCCCAGAGAGCCGGGAAGCGCTGGCGATTTCAAGCGGCTCATCTGGAAATGCCGCGCTATCGAAGCGGACGGAGGACCATGTCTTGATGTGCTTCCATCCGAATATTGGATTGACGACGTGAAGCAGGGCGACTACTTCGATGTGGTCACCGACGGATCAAGTTACGGCCCATGCAGCTTCGGTGGTGCGTGGACTTATCTCGCTGGCGTTGATACGGGATGGCGTCTCGCGCGCAGGGAGCGTCATTCCGGTTTGTGTGCGACCTTGCGTGGCATATTCGATTCGTTGACTCATCGCCACGAGAACGCGACTGATGCAGAACCGTTGGTTACGGCCTCGAAGCCCTCTCGCGAATCTGCTGAACACTCTTCGAGCTGCGGTTCCACGCCTCCTTCTTTATCTCGGTCAGGGATACACGAATCTTATGACTGCGCGACATGTGGGACGACCGCCACTCAATCTCGAAATCATCGGGAAGCAGCAGCACCGCATTCTCGCCGGTGAAGCCGGATCCTCGAGAAAACTACTCACAAACTCAATTCTAGGGAGAATCCAATGAACAATGAAATCCAGCAATTCGATTTCAGGGGCGCATCATTGCGCACCTTGACCGATAAGGCGAGGGAGCCTTGGTTCGTCGCCAAGGACGTATGCGACATCCTCGAACTTGGAACGGAACACCTGCGCAGAGACCTTGACGAGGATGAAGTGACCGAAGCGACGAACCTGCCAAATTGGCAGGTTGGCTCCAACGGCGGTCGCGTCCCCCTCATCATCAGCGAGCCGGGCCTGTACAAATTGGTTATGCGCTCGCGGAAGCCGGAGGCCAAGGAATTCCAGCGTTGGGTGACTCACGAGGTCCTTCCGTCCATCCGCAGGACCGGCGGCTACATTCCCACCACAGACGCGGATGATGACATGACCATCCTCGCGAAGGCCGTGATGATCGGCCAGCGCACCATGGAAGCGCAGAAGCGGAAGATCGCCGAACAGCAGACGCGCATCGTGGAACTGGAGCCGAAAGCGCGGTTCGCGGACGCCATAGCCGCGTCCGACGGCACGTGCCTGGTCGGCGAGCTCGCGAAGATGCTCCGGCAGAACGGGATGGACATCGGCCAGAACAGACTGTTCCGTCTTCTGCAGGCTGACGGGTATCTCGGCAAGTCCGGCTCCAACCGCAACGTGCCGACACAGCGTGCGATGGACCTCGGCCTGTTCCGCATCAAGGAGACCACCGTCACCCATGCGGACGGGCACACCACGGTCAGCCGCACTCCGAAGGTCACGGGCAAGGGGCAGCGCTATTTCATCGACCGGTACTGGGGTCGCGCTCAGCCGACGTTGGAAGCGGGTGCGTGATGAGCGTCAGTCAATTCGCGTGCCTATCGGGTCAGCTGCTGTGCGTGGTCGTGTTGCTTTGCGCGATTCTCTTGAAACTTCTGACCGTGGTCAAGGTGCTTCATGACATTCTCTGTGCGATTCGTTCAGCCCAGACGCAGATCGAACTTAGTCCCCTTGCGAGAAATCGTGGGGAATTTTGGACAAGGGCCAGGTCTTTGTTTTCCCGTGGCCGATGAACGGCTGCTGCCGCCAGGTGATCGTCACCGAAGCGCCTTCGGGAGGTGTGTAATGCAGGTACTTATGGCCATTTTCCTCGGTCTCCGATTCCTTCACCTTGATTCGCGCGTACACGCAGCCGCCAGTGGCGACAAGAGAGTTGAAGCCTTTCCGCCGTGATCCATAAGGGGTTTCGGGACTGTGGGTGGCCGTTGCATGCACGTCGGTGGCGGCTCCGTTGCCCACATTGACGATCTTGACCAGAAGGCACGGAGGATTTCCGTATCCGCATTCGACCACATAGGGCTGCCACTTCGGCCTACTTCGATATGCGAAGTTCCAAGCCATAGCTCCTCCGGTAAACAACGCGGTCAAGCCTTCCAAACCATAACTGATCCAATCCATAATTCTTCTCCTAACTGTTCGGCCCGCACGTCGCAAATGCGGGATGACACCGATTTTAGGAGAGGGCCGGGCGGTTCTCCTAACGCCGCCCGGCATCACACACGCAAAGGAGGCGCGTGATGGTCCCGCAATACGAGCTCAAGGACGCGAGCCGCATCCCGTTGAAGGACAGGCTTGCATGGACGATCCCGCAGGCCGCGAGCCTGTACGGGATCGACTACGACGGTCTGCGACAGGCTGTCAACCAGGGCGACATAGACACGTTTCGTCCGCCAAGCAAACGAGGAACGCCTTCCCGCCGTCACATCAGGCGCGAGGAAATGGACCGATACGTCAAATCGTTGGAGGAGTAAGCATGAACGACATTCGCAAGGAGCTGTGATGGCACTCAGGAGAATCGACGCGGAAACGCTGCTGACACCACCCGCACCGCCGAGGGACACGGTGATCATGTTCGGCTTGACCGGCTACGCGATTCGCGTCACGGGCAAGGGCGCCAGCCTCATGGAGCTCGACGTCGACGGAAGCCACGAACTGGCGAGCATCGGAAAAGACCAGGCAAGGACATTCATTCAAAGCATAGGAGGCGCAAGATGACCGACAACGACTATCGCATCGAGGACGGGTCCGAAAAGGGGAGGCCGAACTACACGCTGCGTCGTGTGAAGTTCACGGCCGCCGTGGTCGGCCTGGTCGTGAGCGTGACGCTCATGCTCACCTGGCATGGCGGCGGCCTGACGGGCGCGCTTGTGGTGGAGGGCGTGTATCTGGCCACGGCCCTGTGGCTGACGGTCAGGTTCGCTCCGCGCGATGACGTGGATGGCGACGTCTGACCGTATCCGCCGGCGTACAAGGACGCGGACGGATGGCGGAGGCGTGTGTCCTTTCATCTCACATTGCATTTCACTCTCACGTCTTCCGCCGTCCGCTGCGGGTTCGAATCCCGCCGCCGGCGCTTGGCCGGACCGTCAACGCCGCCCGCATCCCCGTTTCGTTCAGCTTTCCTGGGGTGTGGGAACGATGGGCGCGATTATTTGCTGTCATGGCGCCCAGCGGTCCGGCTCATATCAATCAATCTCATATCAATCAAGGTCAAGGGAGGAACCGATGAAGGAGATTCTGCCGCATTGGCGTTTCGGTCCGAACTCTCCGGTCAAGGACGTCGACGAGAAGCGGATGACGCGTGGCGACCGGGCGGTGGCGGAGGCGTGCCGTCGGGCGATGGAGAGCGAGACGTGGAAGGAGCTGGTGATCTTGGAATCGTTGGGCGTGCGCTTCACCGAACTGGTGGGCCGGTTCGTGTCCGAGGTCGCGTCTCCCGTGTTGGAGGTGATGCCTGGCGACGCTTTCCATCAGGGCGCGAAGGCTCAGTTGACGCACATGGTGAAGACCAGGGATGGTGGCGAGACCATCCGCATCATCAAGACTCTCGCCGTGAAAGGTAGGTTCTGATGGCTGGTGAGACGATCATCACGGTGGTGGGCAATCTGACCGCGGATCCGGAATTGAGGTCGACGAAGAACGGCAGGAGCGTGGCTGGTTTCACGATCGCGTCCACTCCTCGCACGTTCGACCGGCAGTCGAATCAGTGGGTCGACGGGGACGCGTTGTTCCTTCGTTGCACGGTGTGGGGTGATCTGGCCGAGCATTGCGCCAGTAGTCTCGCGAAGGGCATGCGTGTGGTCGCCCAGGGCAGGCTTACGCAGCATTCGTGGGAGGACGAGCAGCATCAGAAGCGTTCCTCCGTGGAATTGCAGGTGGATGAGATCGGCCCTTCCCTGCGGTATGCGACGGCGCAGGTGGCCAAGGCGCAGCGGGGTACGGCTGGAGCGTATGGCAATCCGTACTCCGCTCCGGCCGGCTATACGGGCGGGGCGGCCGCTGCGGATTCGTTGCCGCCGTCCGACCCGTGGGGCACCGACCAGGCCACGTCTTCCTCGTCGTTCGGCTCGTTCGGACAGCCTGCCGAACCCGAACCGGAATTTTAGAAAACCAAAGGATGAATCATGGACATCACGATAGAGAATCTGCAGGTCGACGACCTGCACGCCAATCCAAACAATCCGCGCAAGCAGGTCGGCGACGTCGACGAACTGGCGTCGAGCATCCGAAGCCAGGGCATCAAACAGCCTTTATTGGTCACGCCGAACGGCGAGACGGACATCTTCGGCCACAAACAGTACCGCGTCGTCATCGGCCACCGCAGGCTCGCCGCGGCCAGACAGTCGGGACTCTCGACCGTGCCCGCGATCGTCGAGGAGATGGACGCGCGCCGCGAACGCGAGATCATGCTCGTGGAGAACACGCAACGCTCCGACCTGACGCCGATAGAGGAGGCCGACGGCTATCAGGGACTCCTCGATCTGGGCGTGCGGGTCAAGGAGATGGCCGAGAAGACGGGCCGCAGCGACCGTTTCGTCCGCAGACGGTTGAAGATAGCCAGAATCCCGCAGGAGACGCGCGACATGTCCGCCGATTTCAGCCAACTGTCGCTCGACCAGTTGGACAAGCTCGCCGAATTCGAATCCGACCCCGACATGCAACGCGAGCTCGCACGCGCCGACGATTTCGACTGGACCTACCAGCGGCTCTGCCGGGAACGCAGGAAGACCATATGGCACGACAAGGCGCTGAAGGCGCTCGCCAAAGCCGGAATCAAAGTCGAAAGTCTCCCCGACGGAAAGAACTTCTGGAACTGGCATCCGCACGGCTACAAGGCCGCCCACTCGTTCTCCGATATCAACACGGACTTCTGGACCTCGTTCATCAGGGAATCCGACTGGCCGGAAGCCAGAGTGTACTCGTATGAATACTGGTTCTGCACATACACGCCCATATCGGCCGACGAGCTCGAAAAAGACAAGGCCAAGACCGACAAGGACAATGCCATCAAGGCGCGAGGCAGGGAACTCAACCGACAGGCCCGCGAATTCGAAGCCATCGCCAAAGCCAACCGCACCGCATGGCTGAAAGACAACCTCCGCACCCTCACCCACGAACACGCGGAAACGGGAATATGCCGGCTCGCGCTCGCGGACACTGTCGGCTGGAGGAGCGTGTTCCCGTACCAGTCATACAAGGGCGAGGAAGTCATCAGGGAGCTGATCGCGTTCGGCTGGAGCCTGCCGATCACCGAGCATGACGACGAGCACTGGTCGCTGGAATGCAAGGAGAACCTCGACTCGATCCGCATGGTGCTGAAGGACAGGCCGCTTCGGATTCTCGATGTCCTGGCCGCCAGATGGGAGTCGAACATCGGCTGGAACTACTGGCGCTCGCGGCATGGCGTGGACGATATGTGTTGCTGGTACGACGTGCTGGAACGTATCGGATATCGGGTCAGCGAGGACGAGAGGAAGGCGCTCAAGGGCGCGTACCTCGATGGAGGAGATGACGAATCATGAGTATCCAAGCGTTGACATGGGTTATCTACGATGTAGCGTCGGACATCAAGCACGCGGATTTCCGCACGCTTCTCGTGCTGGCCGACCATGCCGACCCTCAAGGCATGGGAGCGTATCCGAGCAGGAGCACGATCAGCCGGTTGACCGGATACAGCGTGCGTACGGTCTCCTACGCGTTGAAGAGTCTCGAATCCTCCGGGCTGATCAGCAGGGGAGACCAGCGCATCGTGTCCAACCTCGGCGGATACAAGCCGACCGTCTGGAACCTCAACATGAGCAGAGGTGCAAAAACTGCACCTCTCAAAAACGCCGAAACACCAGTGCAACACGACTGCACACCAGCAGTGCAAACAGACTGCACACCAGCAGTGCAAACAGACTGCACACC